CTAAATATGAATGGCACGATTATGCGGGATACTTACACCCACATGCTTCATCGGTACCTGAATAGCAGTCGAGTTAATGCCGTTCTCGGCCACCTGTTCGTAACCATCACCGAACTGTGCCGACCGTACCGTCTGGCTGTATTCGATGGCACCCGCACCGAGCTGCGAATGCCAATTGTAGGTTTCTACTGCCATATTTTCTCCATAAAAAAACCAGCCGAAGCTGGTTTTTTTTAAAGGACATTAATGAATTGCAGCTATATTTCTATTTGCTGTGCTGGATAGGAGTTCAATATCCAACATTCTTGATGTATGTAATTGACATTCAACAAATTATAATATTGCGTACGAACAGCCATCAATCTCAATTGGTTTTGAGAGTCAGTTTGTGGATTTCCGGTGATGACGTTGGCAGCTTGGATAGCTTGCTTATGTAAAGCATGAGTATCAACCATTTGCCCAAAGCGGCTAGTCTTTGACTGTTTATTATGTCGATTGGAACCAACACCTGCGTATTTATAAGAGTCCATAATGGTGTTACGGCCATCTCCATCAATGTCATGCGGAGCTGAAATCCAACGAAACACATGTAAGAGAAAAAGGTTTGCGACCCAATGGAGATTACCATTAGGAAATTGTTCCTGAGTTGATGAACTCAAGCTTTCATACAAATTTGTCGCGCCAATCAATATTACATCAGGATCTTGTTGTGTCTGGCCTCTTCCGCGTCCTGCATTAACATAGTTGAAAACGCCTGCATAACATTGACCAAGGTATACAATAGCCTTATCTAAGGCAGGTGCAGACTTTAGCGCGTCTAGCAACATGAATGGTGTTATAGGTACAGGCGCATCAATACCGCTTTCACTACCATGTCCTGTAACAAACATAACAAGATTGTCATGTGAGTTGCTGTGTAAATCGATAAAAAACTGATCAGCAGTATTTATGCTATACTGATTAGCCGTTGCAATAGAAAAAAGGTTTCTTATATTCTGTCTGTTTTGCCCATCAACATAGATAGCAATATTTTGTGGAGATATACCTGCACTTTCTAAGCACATCAAGCCATAGACCAAATCTTGAATATGTCTATCTTCTGGGTCTGGTTCTGAAGAGGACAAGAACAGCACCCACTTAGTATTACTTCGTATTAAACTCACTCTATGGTACCTTCAATTACCGGACTAGTAAGAGTGATCACCCTTAGCGCTGGACGGAGAATTGATTACTCAAAGATGCAGGTTTTGGCAGATCTTCAAAATAAACAAACTCATTCATTTCTATGTTTTCTAAAGGGAAGTGTGTTAAAACCTCACCTCGTTCCCCAAGTGCAAAGATATTTTTTTCAACTTTTAGGAAGAAACAAACCAAATCATCGCTCGTATTCGCCTTAAAGAGAAACCACTGTCCTGCATTGACGCACTCTTTAACAGAGATATCGATACTTGGTAACTCTGAGGAACGTATGCTTGTGAATTTCATGATTAATTCTCTCTTTAAAAAGATTATCCATATCTTTAGGGCAAATTAATTTCGGTTGAAATTACCTACCCGATCAGTGTCAGCACATGACATGGCTATAAAGCAATTGTTAACTATTGCTGCGTTTGCAATCATTTTACATTCGTTGCAGCAACCCTCATCTCACGGATTTGGCTATGTAATAACCCAATCCACCTAAGGTTATTTAATACCAATAGTGTTAAATGAGCAATAAGACTCAAGTAGTTACATCCCATCACTCAAGCTACACTTTCGAATCCATTTAGGTATTTTAGCCGAACTTTGACGAAAATCCTCCATCAACCAACAACATAACAACGATAATACCCACTTCTAGTATCTAAACCTAACGTTGATTTTATTATAAAAGTAGCACTTTTTGCACAAAAATAGGCCCTACTTACAATGCATTACGCCATAAATTGCTGTAGCATCTCGCGCCCTCTGAATGCGACGCTCAGATTTCAACCGCATTGTTCTCAGGAGGGCAACAAAAAGCCCACCTGAGTGGGCTGTGATTGAAGCCTGCGCGGGGCTTAGTGATTCGACTGCGGTTAAATCACATGTTTTTGTAATAGCCGACCTTGGAATCAAAGTCCTGTTTGGCGAGAGGTGTTTGGCTGGTTACATATGCTTCCCAAGAGCTGTAGGCTTCGATAAGCGCATGTTTCTCATCAGCACCTGTAGTGGATGATTTCATCGCCTCATACACTACAGAGGCATACTCCTTACGCTTATCTTTTCTTTTGACACCACATGTAGATATTGCACTGGCAACAGAATCATTCCACCCAACCATTTGAAGGATTTCTATCCGCTTTTGAATTACGAACTGATCCGCAGATGCGTTACGTGCCTGAGTCGAAAGGTACTCAGCAAATTCCCTTTTGTTTTTTGGCGCCTGAGAAGGAAATTCTATGTCCAGATCGCATTTTGACAGCTCATCATACTTGGCTTGTTTTTGTTCGTTATTGACTGAACCATTCCAGGCACACGCAGAAAGAGCCATTGCTAACACCACGGTCGTGAAGATCTTTTTCATTATCATCCCCTGATTAGTATGGTTTTGAGCATAATAACCAGGGGATGCGGTGGTGTAACCAGGCACGGGTGATATTACTGTCTCAGGATCAGAGTCAGACTACTACTTTGACTGGAACTGCCTGCCAAGCAAGCCATCGCTTCGTGCAGCTCTCGCCAGGATCTCAGTCACCTTGGCTTCGATTTCCTTTCCTAAAGCCCTGGCGGCGGCATTCCCATCCCCAGATGTGGTTGATGATGCGTTGCCCTTATTGTCCACATAGATGTCTATGTTGACCTGCGGTTGCGTACCCCCCCCACCTTGCGCCCTAACACCAAGCCGTCCGGCGGAATCACGCGTCAGCGGCATGATCGCCTCAGCACCAGCCTCAGCGAAGACGCCGCCTTTGGCAAACTTAGACGCCCCCTGAAAAGTAAAATACTGAGGTGAGTCGTATACCCCGTTGACGTACTGATGCAGGCCTTGTGACTCATACACCCCACCTTTTGCGTTCGGGGTAAATGACGGAACCGCGAAGGATTGCCCAGCACCCGCCGAAGAGCTAGAGCCACCACTAATCCACCCCATGGCCGCCTGCAAGGTGTATGCGACCATAAGCCTGTTGGTAACATCCAGGATCATCCTGAGCATAGACTTGCCGAACTCTTTTATCGATGCCTTTCCTGTCATCATGAGGTCGGTAAGCATGTCAGATAGCCCGGTCAACGTTGAACCGGCAACACCTTTCACAGCGTCGTAAGTATTTGTCGCTGCTTCCAGATACTCATTCCACCCACTAACGGCGCCAGCCTTCCAATCACCGCGCAGCTTATCCTCTTCGGCATAGTAACTTCGAAGCGCTGCCAGCTCTTTCTCGTAGCCCGCATCTTCAAGTTTTCCGCCGCCGTTCAGCCATCCCTGACGTAGCTGAGCCTCCTCAGTCATTCGTTGAGCCATGCGGCTACTCAAGCCAGACCCGCTTCTGAGTGCCTCGGACTTCTCTGTCATCTGGGTGAAGTACTTGTTAGCCTGCTGTGCCAAGCCGTTAATCTTCTGCTGTGCTTCCACTTCCTTTTTTTTCTGATCCACCACCTTGGCGGCGTTCAGAATAGCCTCTCGACTCGACAGTAGAGATTTCTCCTGCGCGGTCAGCGCGCGGGTTTTGGCTGCCTAGTCCAGTTCAGCGAAGTGCGATTGCTGTTTGCTGAACTCGGTGTTTTTGGCGTGGATATCTCCGGTCACTCGAAGAGTTTCGAGGGTTTCCGTTAACGTTCTGGCCTGCGCGCGGTAGTTCTCCAGCGTGCGATCGCCAGCATCCAGAGTGGCCCTTGCCTCTCTGGCCTTTTTGGTCGAGTCCTCAGCAAGCTTCGATACTGCGTCCTTTGTTTCACGACTTACTGACCCGCTACCTTTTACTCCACCACCAGCACCATTTCTGGCCTCATCCTCCCATTGTCCCTGAGATTTGCTGAGGTTTGCAAAGTGCTTGTTGTAGTCGGCAGTAAGCTGGGCATACTCCTTGTTGGCAGCTTCTCGATTCTTGGCGACGCTCTCAGCCAACCCATCAAATCCCATGGACTTGATGAGCGTTTCTCCACCAGGGAGTTTGTTTGCAATATCCGTGAAGCCAGTGACCATCCCGCCCATAATTTCGAGGGAGAACTCTTTCATCTTCACGAACAGAGCCTCAAACGAGGTTCCCAGCAGCTTAAGCACTTCGATGACCTGGTTGCCCCAGGCCCTCACTGTGACCCCGATTTGACCGAAGGTATCGGAGGCAAAAGCCTTAAGACCACTCCATGCCTTTCCGATATTGTCGGTTGCCTCAATGGTCTCTTCTGCGCGTTTTGCCATGATGTTGGAGTAAAGCTTAATAGCTTCGTTTATCACTCTCAGATGTGGTCAGTGCTGCATTGGTGCGCACCAGCAGTACACTGAGCACCGCGATAATAGTAACCACTGCAACCCCAACAAAACCTAAGACTCTGTTCACTGGTCTATCCCCCAGCACGTCAACGCGCTTTCCTGGTCCCGTCTTTCTACCTGCCCATAGCAGCCATTTTTCTGACCTTTTGTCAGTCGACAATCGCGGCCGCCGTCTTTAATCCACCAGAGGATCGCTTCACAAGCGCCTTCACGGTCGCCAGTATTTATTCGCTTATAGAACGTAGACGGGAAACATTTTCCGGGGCCGATGTTATATGGGCAGAAAGATGCGATCCCGGCTTTCTGTGGTTCGGTCAGGGGTACCTTGATATTTTGCTCAACCCACGCCAGCGCCTTGTCGCGTTCTATGGCGTTCACCTGGGCGCATTTATCATAAGACAGCTTCATACCCTGAACTACTGGCTTACCATCAACCATCGTGGCGCCACGGCAAATAGTCCAGAGCCCTCCGCCGTCACGATACGCCGTCAGACTATTACCCTCTTTCTCATCGAGAAATTGATCGAGAATCACGGGTGCGGAAGCCCCGGCAAGAATTAACCCAACGACCGCTGCGCTCAGTTTATTCTTCAGCTTTGGTGACATTGCCATTAAGCCGGTCCTCCCTTTCCTTTTTCCTGTAATACCAGTTCACTGCACAGGTGATTACAGTGCATGCGATACCGACAATAATTGCCCAGTCGCTCAGACTTAACCCTGCAATTCTGTCGGCCAACATCCAGGACACCTCTTTTGCTGTTTTAGCTGTTTCGGCATATGCCTTCGCTGATACACCGCAGCCGGTCAGCGTGGTTCCTGTTCCATATGAAAGTCTGCTGTAAATGGTGCTCATTCTGGTCATAGCCCTACCTCCGATTTCTTCGGATGGCGCTGTGTGTGATGAAAGGCTCAGGCTTCACAGGCTGGATTTATCAACAAAGCACGTAGCGGATGTTTCCCGTGAGCCTGAAATAGAAAAGCCCCAGCGGGTGCCGGGGCGAGTTATAGATAAGTGCATGCTCTAGCAGCAAATCACTGTATTTGATATCGTTAAATCGCCAAAAATAACCCTATCAAACATGGAGAATTATATGAGTGAATCAAACAAACCATCTGGAGAAAATAAGCCTCAACCTGCACCACAGCCTAAACCGGCGCCACAGCCAGCTGAAAGAAATCTGAGAACAGGTTATACCTTTGTTGCCGACTCTGCTGAAAACATCAGAAAAAAAGGTAAGTAAGTACTGAGATTACAAGTGCACAAACAGGGGTGAGGATTGTAGCGATCCTTACCCTTTCCAACTCTCTGGATACCCTGGCATTCTCACTGAGCCCCATTTCAGCCAGTCTTGTTAGACCAGCAAGTCGATAACGCCTCAAGATACTCAGTGTTGTCCGATTCGCCGAGAAACCTTTTGACTCGAACAACGCGTAATCGTCATCGCCAAACCCTTTATAGCCTTCGCTGTACAACGAATTAGGTGTCGATGAGGTGATGGCTCGCATTCTGACAGCGAGAACGCGTCGAACTAGGTAGGCAGCACACAGTGCCCAATAGACTAAAAATACCGATATTCCTGCAGTCAGATAATCAAAGCCCGTACGTTGCGTTAACAACAAAAAAGACGAACCGACACCGGCAATAAGTATGCTCAGTAACTTCTGACCATTTTCTTTATTCAGCGCATTGGACTGGTGAATTTCTCGTATACAGTCCTCTCCCTGCTTTTCCAGAAAATCAACGAGCTCATCGTCCGCATCCAAAAAGTAATCGTCGGGTAAACTATTCATTCCCCAGCCTCACGTCCTGTAATGCAATCAATTTTACCTGAATGTCTCGAACCTTGGTATTGCTGTCTCCAAAAACGCAAAAGCCCCACGGTGTTATCCGCAGGGCTTGAAACGAAGGCATTAACCCATCGTTGGGACAAAATTAACACAGATTCGGGAAAAGTAAATAGCCCGCAACAAAATCATAGGCGATCGCTATAGGCGTTACCGCGTTATCTGCTTAAGCTGTTTTTCGGCCCAGGCCTCTTCGATATCAAATTTCGTGATCAGCTGGTCGTAGAATGGCTTAACAGACTTTTTCCAGGTGTCCAAGCTAATGGCGTCAGTAATCTGGCATACAGCAGCATAGGCTTCAGTCGACGGAAGTCGTTCATACCCACACCCTCCGCAGCGCTTACAGTCAGCCAGAACAGGAATACCCTGTTTCTCAGTAAGAGCCTGGTTCACTGCCTTGCCGCGCCCATGGCAGTCACTGCACGAAGCGCTCACCACACCAGAGCCATTACACTTTTTGCATAGCACTTTGGCGGATTCCTTGACCTTCACCACCCCGGACACGGTCATTTTCCCTTCTGGCTTACGGAATTTATTGGTAAACACATCAGCCTCAATGAAGCCCAGCCCTTCGCAACAATCGCATTGCTTAACGCTCGCAGCGCTGCGGGAGTAATCCTCAAAAGCGAAGGTGGCCAACTGGTGCATCACCTGATGCTTAACCCCGGCACCCAACTTACGCAGTGCGGCAACCCTGTCGCATTTGGTCATCGCGTACTCAGCCAGCAGTCCGATCGCCCGATCCCGGTCGTTATTGCTAATGCCCATCTTGCCGAGGAAAGCACTGTACCCCATGGCAGCGCGTTCCTGAGTCATGCCCATTGCCGCCATGATGTCGGTGCCGGTCAGTGAATCGGAGGCGGTAGCGCGCGGAGAATCGCTAATCAGCGTGGATTTTGCGAAGTGGTATTTCACGGTGTTTTCAAGATTCACGCTGCGGCCCTCTTTGGCTGTTTGGCTTTAGTCTGGTTCTGGCTATGTTTTGGTACTGGCGGCAATTTGGCGCGCATGACGCTTTCGGCCTGGTACTTAATAATCTGTTCTCTCGTCATGCTGCCACCCTGCTCTTAATTAACCCACGGCGAAGCGCGCTGTAGTGCTTCCTGATGACTTCGAGTTCTTCGATGGTGTATCGGTGGGGGGTGTTATTGTTTTCTAGCGCCTCGACGCGCTCAGGCCCGATTTTCTCGATAAGGCCAAGGCGGTACTGCTGCTGATTGCCTGACAGCTGCACGTTGCAGTGGTGACATTGTTTACTGATATTGTCTTCGTGATAGCGGAGATGTGATGCCTTACCGCGTGACCGGTAGTGACCTGCTTCCCACTGGACGGTATCGAACGTGCCGCAGCTGATGCATGGCAAATCATGGTCACGCTCGCGGATGTAGTCATTAACGACGCGCTGGGTTAAATCCTCCCAGTGTTTCAACGGTTTCACAGCAGCTTTGCGCTGGCGCCAGGCGGCTCGCTCTTTCTTCTCAGTGGCGCGCTGTTTGGCAGACTCTTTGCGCTGAGCATCTTCACGGGCTTTTCTGGTCTGGGCTTTGCCGACAGCGCTGGCACAGTCATAACCGCAGACGATCTGCGTGTCTCGCACAGGATGGAACCACTGGCGGCATTCTTTGTTGGCGCACTTACGGCGCGGTAGCTTAGCCATGCTCAACCCCACGCCCTGTTTTGCCAGACCTTACTAGGGCGCGGCGCTTTCTCGCTCTCAGGTAACTGCACGCTGACAGTCCAGGTGATATTGTCGCAGTTCAGGCTACGTTCTACCGCGGCGCCACGACGGTGATAACTGGCCACCAGTTCGTCGGCCTGCTCGGTTGTGCATTCATGATGGTGAAACCAGGAATATTTCATCGCCGTCCCCCCGCAAAGCTCATGAGCTGCGATGCGGCATTTTCCGCTTCACGCTGGTCCTTAAATGCCCGGGACAATACCCAGCGCCACAGAACATCGAGCGCTGCTTTGTACAGCTGCTGGAACTCGGCTTCGTCCATGTTGGCGAAGGCAATACTGCGGGGATGTTTGCGAAGGGTACCGTCAGGCAGTTGAATGGCGTCGTAGTGGCCAGCCTCAACAATTACCCAGGCTCGGTATGCATCAAAAGGTTTGCAGATGCTGATACTACCGGAGCGCTTATCTGCGATACGGTCGAGATATTGCTCGGCAGCATCCAGGAGTGCGGCTTCGCTTCCCGCGAATGAGGCAAGGAACTTGGCGTAGCCGGTTACCAGTTTACGTTCGTTGGAAGAGATCGCCCCGCCAGTAGGTTCCCAGTATTCGAACCCGAGATTGAGTAACGCGAAGAAGCGACGGTGAAAGGCCGGGTTGCGCACCTGCCGGAACTCGGCCACCAGCACGGCACCGAGTTTGATTTTCGATTGCAGTAAATCACTGGTCTCCGGCGTAGCGGGGATCAGGATTCCTGAGGACTGCTTGATTAGTTGTAACTGCGCCATGGTGCTCTCCGTGGCGCATAAGGTTGTCAGTTGCTCAGACTGACGAAAAGATTATGGCTGGTTGATTATTGAAAATCAATCAACTGGTTCGATGTTTAACTGAATGATTGCGTCATCTACAGCGGCTCTGTTTTCCTCTGTAACATCGTGCTGATGTGCAATTAAATACTGGCTGTCATTTAACTTGTAAAGGGATAGCTTGAAAGCTTCGCCATCCAGTTTTATAGATGTTGTTCTTGGTGGAATTTCACCGCTGTACTTCTGAACATCAACAAAAGTACCAAATTCACCTTTAAGAATAATAATATTGAACATAAAACCTCACTTTTTCTCGTTCTGAGATGACATCTCAATGTCACGTAAGTCTGACGCTCTTGGCAGTGTCAAACTTTGCTCTCGGTATTAGCAAACGCGATCCATGAAGTATTCACGGAGATGTTCTGGCTGCTCACGGGCCACCTGTTCAGCGATAACCGGCATGTTCAGGCGCTCTTTGTACGCCACTCCGGAGGCCGCAAGGTCAACGTTAACCTTGTCGCGATCTTCCTGTGGCTTTGCAGCAATATTCCAGTCAGACATTAGTCAGCAGTTCTCCCGCGCCAGCGTTTGTTGGTTTCTGAGATTCGATCCGTATCGACGGACTCGACCTCACCTTCCGAAAATCTAATGGCATTTGCTTTATTTAGCGCTGCCCTGGCTTCTTCTTCGGCCTTACTGAAATGCACCGTCTTTTTTCCCCGGAAACTACCAACGCTAATTTTGGAAGAGGTTTGCGCCTTGTACTTACTAATCCGTAATTGTGCCGCCAAATGGGCTTTTGCCTCTGTGCGATTGGCAGGCTTCTTCTTGACCAACTTAAGGTCTAATTTGTATTGCTGCTCAGCATTTAGATTCTTGGGCTTCATGATATCAGTCTCAAACAAAGTCCATTTATCATAGAATAAAAGGCCCCTAAGGGCCTTGATTTATATCTATGCTAAATCTCGTCCGCTTGACGCCCATCACTTCACCTTCTGCTGCGTTGCTTCTAGTAGTGGCATCCAACGGTCAACTTCCCGACGCTCTGTTTCAAAGTAGCTATCTCGGCCAAGTGTTGTTGAGTAAAATTTTCCAACTTGATGCTATGCCTCACAAACGAAATAGCCATCATTCACTATGACTATTGACGCTTAAAGAGCGAAATCTAATCGTGCATTTTTTGTTCTGGAATATATCTCATCGTTAGGTGCTGCAGGGATCTTAGCGTTTTTAACTGCATTAATCGTCGCCTCGCATAACTCAGGATCTCCTCCCTGAGCTTGCACGTTATCGATTTGCCCATGTCTTTGCATGTTAATTTGAAGCACACAACGTTTACCTGCAAAGTTCTCTGGGCTCTTCATTTCCCGTTGCACGGCTTCACGCAATTGAGTGGCATATGCGGTAAGTTCTTTATTTATATTTTCTTCACCTAAATGATCGTCCTCTATACGAACGGGTTCGCCTATTGCATAAGTAAACACTTTTACTTGTTCTCTGGTGACGGGAGAAAAACAACCACGGTTAATCGCTGCCAAAGTCTCTCGTTCAAACAAATTCGGTGGAGTCGCAGAAATGATTCGAACGTTACGCGCGCGCCCATTATCATCAACTGTATATCCTATACGCACTACCCCCTCTTTTCCGTGGGCGAATGCTTTTGCTGGATATTGAGGATGCAAATTCTCAACCCGACCATTGCAATTAATATCAGTCGCGTTCTCAGAGTGAGAACAGCTGGCGAGCAGCAGTGCCGAGAGGATGATAGTTAAATATTTCAATTTTATTCCTAGTTGTATGTTAATTATCACGGGCCTTAGTCGCAAAGACACCACTAGCTTTGTCCTGCTCTACTTTCGATTTTGCCGCAATGTTAAAAATTGATATATCTAAGGCTCGCATTTCCAGAATGTATTCTGAACACCACTTCCCGCGGGTAAATTTGGATTCATATTTGCGCTATGAAGATAAGTAGCTCTCGTTTTACCATATTGGCTACACGCTTTAACGGCTGTCTCATGAAAGCTATCGAGCCCGTACCAGCCATCAGACTGGATACTAACCTTCTCACCATCGTTGTATTGTACTGCAGCGCAGCCAGATAACATCACAGAAAATACAGTTCCAGCAATCATCCTAGAAAATTTCATATAATCCCTCTCTTTATATTGAGAGGGATTATAGATCAGGCTGCAATTTGTTTCGACTGGCATAGTTCCGGCAAATTAGCACGTACCAGTGCTTCAGCGAACGGCGGTGGTACTGCATTACCGCAGCGGGCAACCTGCTTATCCTTCGCGTACTTCTTATCGCTGTAGTCCTGAATAATGTTATACAACTAAGGAACATACAGCCTCATACCAAGATGTTCGGTACCCAGTATCAATTGACCTCAATACATAGCAAGAAGTTATTGCACTCGTTCTCAAAGTAAAACCACCTTGAAAAAGAGATATCATTTTGATATCATATCTTGAGAAACCTCTAGAGGTAAGGATTCATTATGCCCTTAAGCACAGATGTTGATCGTGTGTTAACGTTCACTGAAAGACTTGAACAAATTTTAATGGAAATGGTCGAAAAACATGACCATTTCTTTGACTTCCTTCGAGTACGGGGTGGACAAAATCTTCCCCAAACTGTTTCAGTAAAAAATGAAAAATTCAAAATTAGCATCCCATTGATTATGCTAATTTTGTTAATCACACGCTTAATAGTCTTCAAACTTGCGATTATGTATAAGCTCATAAGATCCAAAATGCTTGAAGTGAAAGCACTGTCTAAAGTAGGCCAAAACACGCATATCTATCTTTTTGATTTAGATACAGTTCGGAAATTGAACATTAAGGAGACCTTATGTCACGCATGAAAAAGCCTGACAGCTTCCTCCTTAGATTCAAAGAAGAAGATGGTATCAACGGTATCAGTTCTGAATCCTTTGAAAAACTAATGAAAGCTACTGGCATGAGTAAAACAGACCTCATGCATTTTGCACTCGTAAACTTAGTGGAAAAATACATCCCGGCTTATGAGCAAGATGATGGGCCCTTGACAGAAGCTCAATTCCGGACACTACATGAAAGATCGAAAACTAACCAAACGCCGGATGAGAGTTTCGAAATGCTATTGTAGGTATAAAAATGCATTCGAAAATAGAACCATTGCCAAAGACCGGCGATATTGTTTGGCTACAACCATCTGAAGAATGGGGAGTTGATACTCCCAAAAGGAGACCAGGTGTGGTATTAGGTGTATCGAAACTAAGGCATGAAATCATAGTTGCATTCGGTACGAGCCAAAAAACACACAAACTCTACCCATCAGAGTTTCTTATTCAAAAAGCTGATGGCGATGATGTTTTTGGTCTATCTGGGTTAAGCTACGATACTAAATTTGACTTAGCCAGAACATCTATCCTGCCTTTTACTACAGAGTTTTTCTCTAAGGCACCAAGAAAAAATAATGTCCCTTATCCAAAGCTTGGTAGTGTTCATATAACGTACTACAAAGCGATGTGCAAGGCGAAAAACAATAGTAAGTGACTTCTGAAGTGCTGTAGTATCCACTACAGCACAATTTTCTAAGCAATCAATAAACTTACTATTTCAAATCATTCCCCCTGCCCCAATAGGATCTGATCGCGTTCGTCATCGGTTACTGGTGCTGACTCTGTTAAGTTAATTTTCATATCGAACCGCTTTTAACAAAGATAATCCAGTGAGTTTTGTCGTTCTTTCCGGTACGCTGACCAATTGCAGGTTTCACATCTGTAAGCGCCAAAATCTGGCTAACAGGGATCTGCGTCTCGTTCCATTTGAATATGAGAACGCCGTGTGGCCGCAGTACGCGAAAAGCCTCTTTGAATCCGCTTCGTAAATCAGAACGCCACGTTTTTTTGTTCAGTCGCCCGTATTTTTTACCCATCCAGGCAGACTGGCCAACGCGCTCGAGGTGCGGCGGGTCAAACACCACAACCGGAAAAGAAGAATCAGCGAACGGCAGTGAACGAAAATCGGCAATCAGGTCGGGACTGATAACCAGGCGGCGACCGTCGCACAGTTCGTGCTCTTCGGCGCGGATATCAGTGAACACGGCGCGGGTGTCCTGCTTGTTGAACCAGAACATGCGGGAGCCGCAGCACATATCAAGAATCGTCGTGCTGTCGGTCATACTGATGTTCTCCCGTAAAACGCCAGAACCCGCTGCATCGCCGGACTTGTGCGGCATACTGATGCGACCACGTTTTTTCTCATGCTCGATTTGAGCTGCTTGATGTTCAGATCCCCGCCGGGCTGAAGTGAATAGACCGGGCGATGCGGTTCGCCAGTGCGGATAATTACCGCTCTGCGTACCAGGTGAAGCAGCAGGTTGTGTGCCTTCTTGCAGTCGCATCCCAGAAGTTCTGAACCTGACGCGGAGTGATCGTCTGATTAACCCGAAGAAAATCGACGATCGCCCACAGTGATTTGCTTGCCATAGTGATTTGCCCAGGAAGTTATTTAACGATCCGGAGATGGCTAACGTTCTTGCGATAGCTGCCCCAGTCAAAGTTAACCCACATTCCGCCATCCATCTGGAGACGGTCGATAACCCGCGCACCCAACGCCCCGAGAAGCGCGTCGTGGTTCAGGTTTGTCAGGATCCCTACCGGACGCATCGACGACAGGCGACGGTCGATAACCTGGTTCAGAATGACTTTCTCGCCGTTGGTACCGCGCTGAATACCGACTTCATCCAGCACCAGCAGATCGACTTTGCAGAGGTCACCCAGCAATGCGGCCTCTGACTGACCACCGTCGTAGCATTCGCGAAGGCGCAGCATCAGGTCTGGGATAGTGACGACCAGCACGCTATGTCCTCCAGAAAGCAGATGATTTCCGATTGCCGCGGCGAGATGGTTTTTCCCTGTGCCAGGACTACCGCTGAACACGAAACTTGCGAACCCAGCGCCGAAATTTTGTGCGTAGCTCTTTGCCATCGTGAAGGCTTTACGCTGCCCTTCCCCGGATACCTGGTAATTCGCAAAGGTGCAGCTGCGGTGCAGGCTTTGAATTCCTGAGCGACCGAAGATTTTCTCTGTCCGGGCTTTCTGGTTCAGCCTGTCCAGTTCTTCACACCGCTTCAGGCCCTCTTACTGGCACAGGCCAGGACTCGTAATTCAACGCTTTGGGCTGACGACCCTCGCCAGCAGCTCGCTTATCTCGCAGTTAAACGCTGGGCAAGACTGTTCTGCCCGGATGTAATTCTCGGCGTATATACCCCTGACGAACTGGATGATCGCCGTGAAGAGCGAGAAGTTAACCCAGCTCCAGTGCAACACGTTAGCCTGTCTGAAATTTCAGGTGACACCGTCACAACCACGCAGAGCGCGCAGGAATCGTCAGCAAATATCGACTCACTGGCTGATGATTTCCGCGAACGCATTGATGCTGCGCAGGATGTAGACAGCGCCAAAGCGCTGCGCGCTGATATCGAAAGCGCGAAGGTTACGCTGGGTTCAGCCCTGTTCACTGAGCTGAAGAACAAGGCGGTGAAGCGTTATTACCTGGTTGATTCACGAAACAAGGTCGAAGCAGCGATCAACTCCCTACCTTCCCCGAATGAGCCTGGAGCATCAGACCGATTTGGGGAAGTTGAGCGAGTTCTTGCGGCGGCCAAACGTCACCTGGGCGATGAGCTGCACGATCAGTTCAGCATCACCCTGGCCGATATGAAACCGGAATACGTGGGCTAATAGATTTGGGAGGGTTCGCCATCCCATTGAGGAGATGTAATGCGACTGATTAACCGAGGCAATCAGCAATCCCCGTTAGCGCGTCAGGCATGCGACATAGCACTGGCCACTCATCACGAACGCTACGGCGACTACGGGCGCAGCAAGATGAAAGAGACATACACGGTTAGAGTTGAAGGTGTGAAGGTCTGGGTAGAAGTAGTGAACCGCAAGGCGAGCTACGTGGCCACGGCTATGACAGGTATGCGTCGGTTGCGCACGCTGCCTGGTCAGGTGAGTTAATATTACTTTTATAAATGGCCCAGTACGGGCCATTGGAGAAAACG